GCTAATGCGTAGTTTCATTTCTTCGGACTGCGGCTCTCTTATGATCGGATTGATTCTTCGGTACGCGAAATAACAATCCCTACACCGCATTTCTTTTTCTCTGTAGTACCCGAGTTCTTTCCCACAATCAACACAAGTTGCTCTCATGGATAGTTAAACTCCAGGCGGATTATCAGGCCTTTTGCCGCCGTTCCACTATGAACCGCATCCACGTCAATCCGCAATAAATCGTTGGTGGCAACATCGTCTTTTGTGCCGTCAATCACATAAGCGGTGGCGGCTGTGTCTGAGCCTGTTTCTCCTGAGTCAATGGTCAGTTTGGTCGAGAGCATGTCCACAGAATCTGTAACATTGGCTATCTGAATATCCATCGTTCCGGTTGTTCCAGCCGTAATTACTCTCGCGTGAACAGCCGTTAAATTCATTCCGTTCATCCACGAAGGGATGGTGAAATAAATCTTGCCATCACCGATAGCACAGTTATCAGCAGCAGCAACTGGCATCCATTCAAATGTAGCTGGTCTTGTCAAAGCTCTCAGGTTTCCGCTCTCGTCTTTGGTGTAGAAAAATCCGTTAGAATCCGAATATACCGCCATATATCCAGCCGGAGGGTTATCTATGCTTGCGCCCTTCTCCCACACATTCTTGCGCATAAATTCCTTGATGACATTTAATAGCGTCATCTTTCTCATTACATGCGTGGATGAAGGATTTGTTTCAACCGCAATAAGTGACGCTGTGTTCAGCGTGGTATCTTCTGTATATTCATCCCATCGTTTTCCAGCCATTATCTCTCCTCGAATACAAGGTGTGTATCACGTTTGGCGAAAGTTAGTCTAATCCTGTTCACGTAAATATCCGCTTCAAACAGCATTTCGTCACCGTTTTCGTCAAGCATTTCATCCTCGTTCTCGTCCCACATCTCACCAGCAAAACTCGTAAGCGTGGGGTACGGGTCTTTATTCCTGCTGTCAAAGTGCAGGTAGGTATCTCGCTTCTCAAATGTTACCGTAGCCATAGTATCTGCTCTTTCACGTATTCATCTGCCAATTCCTGAGTATCCAAATCAAGATAGGTTACTCTTTTCACCGGAAGAAACTGCCCCGCCTTTTCTTTGTTGAATTGGTCGTCTTTCCACATATCCTTCCGCTTCTGGCTTTCGGTCTTGTGAGAATACTCACCATCCACAGCAACGGGTAATTGTTCGCCATCCACATACACTAAGAAGTCCAACCTGTATTCTCCGGTCATGTTTCGTGGTGCTAAGTAGCTTACCTGGAAGTCATACTGTATGCCAAACTTGTCCAGCGATCTTGCAAATCGTTCCTCAATATCGGAAGCAGGTTTATCCTGTACCATTCCAGTCAAACCCTCGTCTGGGTCACGTAACACATTCAGACGATTTATGTTGTCTGGATAGTCAAAGGTTACTTCCTCAATCGGCAATAATGGCATTATGCTTCCCTCAGTGTTAGAACAAAAGTACCGCCCCAAAGAGCAGACAACGAATCCTTGAAAGACCTCAAAACAGTGGGTGGTTCAATAACAACCCAAACGCCATCTATTTCCTCTAAGTCGGAGTGCATCATTACGCCATTCGCTTCCTGACAATTCGCCCACAGCCACTTATACAGGTCTTTCAATTTCTGATTGGTGTTCTCATATAAGTTGCCATCCGCTTTTACCTTCAAATTCCATTGTCTTTTTACGGGTGTTCTGGCGTAGGCTTTCAGGATAACCGCTTCTACAACAGGTGCTGCGTTTTCATCATTGGTGTTTATCCGCAGTCTGTATCTGAACTTTCGTCTACCGCCCTCGTTGAATGTAACGTTGCCTTTTGGTGAGCGATAAACAGAACCAGCGTATATCCAGTTATCCGTACCGACATTTTCATCTGTCTGGTAATCCACGCATATTTCCATTCCGCTTGCCATCTTCTCAGACACGATAACCAATTCCTTGTAGAACTTTGGCAGGTCGGAGAAATTCAGGTCATGCGTAGAGCTAACTACCACGCACTCATGCTGGTAGGAAAACCCACTATCCCGTAACGGATTTAGTGTATTCATGGGGAAGTCCTGATATATGATTTCTCCACCAATATCCACCCACAGCTTATTCCTGTCATTCATGTTTGGCTGGTAGCAAATATCCTGTATTCTCTTGCCAGCCTTGAAACCACGCAATAATTCATGCCATCCACCAACCGCACCGGATATGTCGTTGTTTATCAGTACGCTAGACGTACCCGTATCCGCATCCAATCCAGCACAAAGCCACGCCAGAATAGGAACAAGAACAGATACATTCCCTGACCGCTCATCCGGTAAACCTGTACCCAACCAGGGTCCAAAATCAGTTGTGTTACCACCGTTGGTGTACTCTACTGAATCCAAGAATGAGAAGTACAATACGAGGTCTTGTGTGGCTACTGCAAGTCCGTTCTTTTCAGACGGGTTGTCGCCCATAGCCAACGAGAATTTATCGAAACCATTACCGTTGTAAAGCCAGATGGAATCTTCTTTGAATACCCATAGCGTATTGTTGTAATCCCTCATATAGGTAATCAAGTAGTCGGGTGAGCCAACGCTGATATTAGAACTGAAACTAGCCGAACTTGATCCCCACGATGAAGGAACGCTGGCGTAAGAAACGGTTACATCCGTAAGGTCGTTCTGCGCCCGCCATATCTTCGGTGTCGTTCCTGAATAGAACAGGGCTAGGAAGTCTGCTTTATCCGTACCGCTATCGTTGAACTCATGCGTAGTGCCGTTTATGCGCATCTTGCGAATATTCGTTCCTGAGCCTTGCGGGAAGAACACAAACCTTCCTGCTGTAAGCGGCTTGTTAACCACTTTTCCTAGTCCGGTTGATTCGCTCAATTTTCTCCATTGGTCGGTAGCGTAAATCACATACCGACTGGTGTTATCTGGATTCACTTTCCATGCCGGAGATACGGTTAATTGCGTTCCGGTGTGAGCCGTTATTTCCCTGTTCTGCCCGTTTCCAGTACCGGCAATTATCTTTACTCTCGCACCTACAAATCTGTCATCTGTTCCAAAGGCTGCGCCTGAGTTGGTGAGTGTTGTAGAATCACCAGAGGTTGCCGTTCCTCTATCGCCGTTGATGTATATTTCGCTGGCGGTAGAATCCTGATACTGGCTGACTGCGTATAACGCGCCTTCCAGCATGAAAAAAAAGAACCGTCTGGATAAGTCTGCATCAACAATTCTGTAATACAGTTTGAGAGAAGCATCAGCCCAAGTAGAGCCATCAGACGAACTCTTTGCCGAACTTGTATCCGCGTCCACGCCAATTTCCCAATGGTTAGTGGCATTGTCCGTACTCGCACCCTGAGCGCAAATCCAATATGTCGTGCCGGATGTTAGTGCCTGCGTGGAAGTCCAGTCAAATTCAACCAATTCTGAAACAGTGTCGGTTATATCTGTGATTGTTTTTGTGACCGTCTGCAAAACGGCATCGGGTCCGGTGCTATCCGACCTGAGCGTAATGGTAAGCGTACCAGGTGAACCCCTGCGCCTTATCCATAGATAAGCCTTATCCGCATTGTAGTTTGCAGAAGCAGCGAATGATGTTGCCAGATAAAGGTTTGTTCCCCTGAGAGCAACCCATTTCACACTACCAGGCATGTAGCTATCTGTGTTGCGTAACCCTTTTGCAAATTTCCATTGTGCGGAAGGGAATAGCTTACCGTCTGTCAAAGACCACGCATCTTTTGAGTCAAAGAAGCTGGTGGTGTCGTCTGAGAAGTTCTCAACCGCCCTGCCGCCAATCCAAGACCTTTGCTCTACGTGAGAAAATCCAGGCTCCCAATCGCCGTATCTCTGCCCTCCGGCTGATATAGCCATTGTAGAAGGGCTGGATGGAATTTCCTGCATGGAACGAATGTCGCCAGCAAGTTTTAGTTCCCACTTTCTGCCGTGCTTATCGACCAATTCAAGGTCATTGACATTGTTCTGGTTTAGAGGAAATACGCTCATGCCGGATCAGGCGGTTGTATTCTATCCCGCCAGCCTCCATCATTACCAATGGATAAGCCCTTGCTTGCTCTCTTGTGCTTCCATGTCTTTTTATTCTGCATTTCAATCTGCAACTGTTGAGAAGCCCAGTTATACATTTCCTTGATGGTTGTATCTGAGCCTTGCTTTTCTGCGTTCTTCCAAAACAGGATTCTTTCAAGAGCAGATACCCTAGCTAAATTAGGGTGTATCGTTTCTGATATTACATCATCGTAACTATCCAAATCTGGATGCACACCTTCATACCATATCCGCACATCATATCCGGTAGCCGGCTGCTCCCTGAATACAATCAAACCCGTATTACCTGGTGCAGACGGTATCCACTCCCACGCCAATGTTTCCACCCACCGATTGTCATTAGAATCGCTTAAACGGGTCTGTAAATCAATTCTAACGGGTTTATTGCGTTTCCATGCTAATTCGGCTGGATATTCCGTTTGGTTGCTCGCTGTATCGAGTGTAGTCGTATCCACCAATAACAGGTCGCCTAATTGCGAAAGACCCAGATTTACCAGCCTGACAAGTTGCGCCAGCTCGTAATCGGATGAAGTAACATAGCCGAACATATCCCCTGCGCCAATGGCTGCGGAGAAAGCTCCTGTCGTGAATGTTCCCGTAGATGATACAAAGTCTGTGATTTTCTTATATTCTCCAATCGGGGCTTCTCCGTCTGTTGTAGAGATAACAAACAGATAATTGCCAATGTAGCTGTCGTCATCCAACCCAAGAGCAGACATAGTGGAATCAACCGCAGTTGTAGTACCCCCGCCTGTTGCAGTGCGTATCTTCATCTTGCCGATTTGCGAAAGGCAATCGACAAGGCAGTTCGATAAGGTGTAAGCCATATCTTACCTCTTTTTCTTTTTCTTATCTTCCGTCATTAACTGCTTCATAAGATTGATGCCCTTTACCTTGTCGGACACCTCTGGATTTTTCATAAACTTATCTGTGCGCCTGTTTATCTCCGCAAGTGCGTTGCTAACCATCAACGACACCTGATCTATGACGCTCGGTGGCTTTGGTTTAGGAGCAGGAGGAACGGGTGCTTTCGGTTTGGGTTTTGGCTTTGCTGCCACGCTAGACTTAGACCTTGACGCGCCTAATTTTTGCGCCTTCTCTATTCTAAACTCCCACGAATTAGGGTCTCGTTTCACTGGATTTTTCTTTGCCATTTATTGCTCCTTGTTTCCAAAAATTCTGTCCCACGCAGTTGCAAATTTGCGCGTTGATCCAAAATGATAGTTGTGTCCTTCTTCTACATAAACAGGAACATCGTGAGAAACAACAACATCCTTACTTACCTCACCCCTTCTGCCAACACTATGACGGGCTTCTATCTCTCTGGCTAAACCAGGGTCAGATACAAAAGCATTTGTCTTTACGTTTATATCCCTGCCGTCTATATTCAGATTTGTGGTATTGTTTGTTGAGCCTTTTGTAACAATGCTTCTACGCACTACCGCTCGTTTCATTTTGTTAACTCCGAAAAAACAACTTTTGTGTCTGGAACAAATTTTTTACAATGCTCTAATAATTTATTCGGGTCTTGTCCTTCAATGTAGTGAAACTCGCCCCTGATATGCTTTATTTTTCTAAAATCTTTTTCAGAAAGGTTATACAATATCTCGTATTCGCTACCTTCGCAATCTATCTTCAAACAATCTATGACGCTTACACACTTAATTATATCATGCAGGTTCACGCTTTCAACTTCTATGCCTTCATCAGACACCCTTGCGCTTCCGGTTAGGTTTGTTTCTCCTCTGCTTAGTTTTATTGGCTTGCCATTGTAAACAGACTTGTTTACTGGGTTGACCAAATTACCAACGCCCATAGCGTTTATGTTTCTTACAAGACGGCTGTAATTGTCTGGCATCGGCTCTATTGCCATAACGTGGCTTCCAAACTTTTTTGCTATGTATGTGCTTATAACACCAACTTGCGCCCCAATATCAACAACAAAAGATTTCTCGTTCAAACCAATTTCTTCAAGCTGATTTAGAGGAATTTCTTTTATAATAACCTTTGCCACTCCGCTGTCTGGATCGTCCTCTATATCAAATTTAACGCCATTATGTTCCGGCTTATACAAACCAAATCTTATTTCGTTTGGCTTATCCTCTGTAACGACAAGACCACACTCACAACCATCTATCAAACAAGGAACTTGTATCTCTGTGTTTAGATTATTTCCTATCATGCACCACTTGTGTTCGTGGCTATACATAGACCACAGGTTTGATGCGCGCTCTATTATTGCGTCCCAATATTTGTAAATATTTTCATAGTCATATTCTTTTGCAAATTCAATTATTTTTTCTGTGTCATATTCTTTTGTGTACGCTGTTTCAAGACACCTGATTACATCTTCTATGATTGGCGTAGATGTCCATGATTTATGAGGAGTAAACTCCGGCTGCGTTTTTATTGTTTCGCCATATGGATTTAACTCTGGAATACCCATGAAGTCAGTTGCTATTACTGGGATTCCGCAAGCCTGTGCTTCTATAATGGGTATGCCGAATCCCTCGCCGTGAGTTGTTGTTAAATAAACATCAAAAGCGTTATACACGTAAGATAGGTCGCTTGTGTCAAATCCTTCTCGATACATAAAAGCATCAGGGAAGATAACTTCTATACCGATGCTGTTTGCCATTTCAAACAAATCCATTCCGTTTACATCAAACGGGTCTGCATGAACATATAAATAAGCATTAGGATGTTTATCTTTGAACAGTTTATATGCTCTAAATGCTTGTGAGTATCCTTTTCGTTCAAACTGGTTTACGCCTACCATTCCAATAAGATAATCTGTGTCACATAACCCAATCGCATTTCTAAACTTGTTGCGCTTTTCTTTGTCTGGATATAAGATTTTTGTATCTACGCCATACGGACAATACATAGGGTCTAATCCAGATTCAATCATCTGCTTTTCAGAAAACCTTGTAAGCGCAACTGGCAAAAGACAGCTTTTTAACTTTTTTAGCTGGTCTGGCGGGATAGGGTCGTGGTCTATTGGAGACCAAGCAATCCAATTTTTAGTTTTCTGATAGTCAGTTATCCAGGGGTCAAGATTGCTTATAAGTAAGTCCGGCTGCCATTTTTTTTGTAGCGCGTTTACGCCCTCGTTTCCCCATTGTCCCATAGGTGGATAATAATGATACCCTTCCATTTCAATAGCGTGCGTCATTATTAGTCCGCACTTTGGAACACAAACAACACTATGCCCTAGTGTCTTTATGTGGTCTGTAAGATATTTTGTTTGAACACCATATCCAGATAAAGATATATGCGGGTCAGAGTGAATCGCAATCTTCATATTCCTCCTAAATTGTGTACGGGGGGGCGAAAGCCCCCCCATTATTTTGTACTTTTATCCAGCAGCGTTGAAGTATGTAATAGCAGTTCCCTGTCTTACATACAAGCGAGATGTTGAAGATACAACGGCAAATCCAAATGCGCCAGAAGCGGTTAGATTTGTAGTTGTTAGGGCATTTGTTCCACCGGCAAGACCTGTTTGGAAGAACCCAGCGGATACAACATTTCCATTAACATCAACGGAAAATTTTTCTGTTCCAGATGAGTTCCTACAAACAATAAAGTCACCAGATTGAGAACCTGCACCAGTGATAGTTAGAATGTCTGTTGCGGCAGTCTGTTGAGCTATCTGGCTTTCGCCATAAAGAGGTACGGCTAACCCCATAAAAGATTTAGTTCCAACGGTCATTTTATTCTCCTTTCCTTATGCGTCAATAGAGCTTGAAACTTCTCGGCGCAGTAAGCGATTTTGGGCGATTATGCCGTAATTGCCATACCACTTGTAACCCATCGAGATGAACTGATCGAGAATACCGCTTTCGTCAGGTTCAACAATCTTTGGCAAAGGACCAATCTTTGAGGAGAAAATCTTGCCAAGAGATTCGGAGCCACCGTACAGAATCGGGAACACATCATCATCAGCGTGGCAGTCAGACAAAATAGCGTGATCGAACTGGAATCCACCATTAGGACCAGAACCAACGATAGTAGCGGTAGAGCCAGAAACACTAACCACTTCCACGCGCTCGGTTGTCGGGTAGAGAGTTGTGCTTGATTCCTGTGTGCCGATGGTAAGATGTTGCCCTGCGGCGAGTGAGCCAACGGTAGTGAGGGTAACAGTAGTGTCTCCTGCGGAAACGGCTGCGGCGATAGTTGTGTCAACATCGACAGCATTAGCAGCACCAGCACCATGAAATACATGAGCGAATGGGCTAAAGGTCAGGCGAACTCCACCAAGCATACCAACTTCACCGTTAATCAGGTAAGACTTATCCTGATACTGTCCGACAGACAGCAAAGGTTCATTAGAACCAGTCAATAGGTCTTTTTGTACGAAGCTGTGAGCAATCGCCATCGGCTTGTTAGGTCCATCAACAAACCAGGGGGCTTTTGCGTTTTCAAGCATCATAGCGTCTTTCATCAAGAGCGCATAAGTCATGTCGTTTGTACCGGCGTTTAGAGAAGAACGAGCAGCAGCCCGCACCACCCATGAACCAGCCAGCGCAGCTTTCTTTGCAAGCAGTTCGAGTGAAGCCATAGCCGCATCACCAACCACTCTATAATACCCGCCAACCCTGTCATTGAAGTTGGTGAACGCGGAGATTTCCATTAGTTCGGAGAACTGAATGGCATCACCTACGCTGGTAGGAGTGATTGAGCCGGTTGCATCGCTCAAAGCGTTTGGAACAATGTCTGCTGTCTGAGAGATAGTCTGCTCAGACGGGGCAAGACGATTCAGGAATGAAATATTGTACGATGTTGCAAGAAAATCCGGTCCGGCTTCTTTCGGGAACTCCATCGCAAAGATGTCATATAATCGGCGCATTTTCGCGCCCAGGATATATTTGCCGTGATATTGCGCACGAACACTATTATCCATGATACTCGTAGTAGTTACGGTCATTGTTTATCCCTTTTTAGGTTATTCCTAACTGCTGCATTATGGCAGCCTGTCTCCCTGATCTATCAAACGGGTCGGTCTGTTGCAATTTCATCAATTCATCAGCGAGCGCATCTTTGCCAACAGGCGCACCACCGCCTACTGCGGTAGCAGCCGCTAGGTTTGCTTTTTCGTTACGGCGTTCTACAATCTTCCCGTATTCTACTATTCGTAAAACAGGGTCGAGTGCTTTTGCCGCAACAACGGCGGGGTCGTCATTAGACAACCCAAATTGTTTGAGTATGACCGCTTCTGCCTCGTCAAAATCCACCTGCTTGCCAACAGGCTTTTCTTGAACAGGGGTAGTCATAACAGGTTGAGCCGTTGCCTTTCCTTGCGGAGTCGGGTCGGCTGTGTTTTGTTCAACATCCCCTGCCTGCGGGTTTGAGAACTCTTTGATAAATTGCTCGAACTTCGCTAATCGTTTGTCTTTTATGCTTTGAAATTCGGGCTTCAAAATGTTCGCTACTTCCGCCGCTATGGCTTTCACGTCTAGCGAACTTTGGCTAACCTGCGAGGCTCCCTGCTGTGTCTGAGTTGGCTGCTCATTCACTTCGGAAACGTTGGCAGTGCTTTCCGCTTCTTGTGTCATCTTTCTTTTCTCCTTATTCAGTTTTCAAGGTTCAATAAACCTTATACACTTATTATATCATATCCTATTCAAGCATATACATCATTAGCTCGTTGTATGTTATTCCAAGCTGTGTCGCAATCCGTTTTATTCTCTTTTCCGCAGAAGCTGGTATTTCTTTTCCGTTTACTTTATCTAGGACGAGTCTATACAAAGCTGGATCAAGAGACTGCGCTATCTGTTCTTTGATATTATCTTGCGGGAATACACCTTTTTCTGCTTGTGCTGACTGAGCCTGTATTCCCCTTACAAAGGTATAATACATAGATATGGTCGGGTCGTTTTCCCATAGCGATCTGGCTAATTGAGGATTTATAGCCTTCGCAGCTTCAAACTCAGAAACCCTATCTGTAACGCCAATCCATCTTTTTTCAGCTTCTTCGTCTATATACTTTCCGATGCTGAACTGACCCGTGTAATCGCTTTCGCTTCTTGGTGTCATATACGGTGCAAGAAAAGATTCCTCGTCAGCGTTTGGATTATTTTCTCTGAGATATTTAGCCAATTCCTGTTGCCCTATACTATTCAATATCGCATTTGGGTTTACAACATTCCTGGCTATCTGCGGAAGGTTTATAGCCCCCCACTCGTCAATCGTCTTATCTATGATTTTGTTCTGTTCGCCCGCCCACTGCATATATTTAGATATTTGTGGGTAATCGTCTTGTATTGCCCGTATATCGTATCCCAATGTTTTAGCCTTGTTGTAATACGCAACCAACTGGAATATATCTTCGCCAAATAGTTTTACAGCCTGTCCTCGCTTCTGATATTGCAGATATGTTTCCAGCTTGTCTATCCCGCCATAATACTTATTCAGCATCGGGTCTGCCAGCGTTGCCTCATCTTTTTCCGCTATGGCTTCCCTTACGTCTGGATTGTCATTTAGGTATTCGTCTCGCTTTGCGGAATCTGTTGCGTCAATGTCGTACAACATATTTATACGGTCTGTAATATCTTCTCCGTATTTTTCTTTTAGATATTCGTTCAACTGCATATTTCTTATTCTGGCAACATCCCAATCGTGCTGAGTTGCCGCATCTGGTATTTCTAAAACAACGGATATATCTCGTATTCCAGCCATAAATTTCTGGTAATCCGCTTCATCCCACTTATCTATCCTACCCTTGTCCTCGTAGAATTTATCAAGAACTTTATAATCAAGCCCAACGTTCTTTGCTATCTGACTAACCTGACCTGGTTGTATTCTGTCTAACACGCTATAAGCCCAAGCCTGATCCCTGTACTTATCATTTTTTCTGGAAAGCACAAGATATTCTCCAAATGGGTATCTCTCAAAAAGGCTTACTAATTTCTGTTTATATTCAGACGGCGACAGGTTGTTTTGGATTCCCCTTAGTAAAGAGTATTCCTCAAAGAATTTATCGTTTAGCACATCTTCTTTTGTTCTTCCCCTAAGACCAGTTCCGAATATTCCACCAAATGTAGATAAAACGCCCCTTCTCTGATACCACTCAACCTCAGGATCGTTCTGTGCGTATTGCCATGCTTTATTCCACGCATCTCCTGAGTGTGTATATGCCGCTTCGGCTGCTTCTTCTTGTGTAATTTCTCCGCGCTGCACAAGTTCTGCTAGTTTTCTGGAAACACGTTTTTTCTCGTATGGGTCTAAACCGCCCATAGCGATTATGATTGGGTCTATTTCAACACCACCAGGCGTAATTCCGCCACCCGTCATCTTTCCTGTCAATCCAAGAGCAGAGGTTGCGTCTTTTATTAGCTTTGTCTGTGGTACAAATCTACCAGCCCACGCTTCCGCAGAATCTTTGTCTCCACTAATTGCGTAAGTAGCGGCTATCATATACGAGTAAAGAGGATGCGTTGATGGTCCATACTTTCCTATTGCGTCTATTACAGACGGGAATAAATCTTTTCTGCGCCTAGAATCTTGAAAGTCCATTCCGAGCAAACCGTTTAGTGGATTTATCATTTGTTCCAGTTGGAAGTAAAGAGGGTTGTCGTCTGGCAATCCTACAATGTGTCCTAGATTTATCTGGTATCTGTACCACTCCGGCATGTCTGCGTTTATTTTTTCAAGTGTGTTACGATAACGCATATAATTTGCAACCATTCCAGGCTTGTCTACAACTCTTTTTAGCCAGTTAGTATAAGAGCGAGAATACCAGAATTGATATGGGAACAGATATGCAGCAACAAGGTCTGCTGTTGATTTCTTTCGATAGTCTAGTAGTGTAAACTCTCTAGCCGCATTTGCAACCTCAAATGCTTTTGCTTTTGCTACCGCCAGTCTCTCCCTAGCTGTTACAGCAAAATCTCTCAATGATTGTAGTTTTTCAGGCGTTATTTCTGACGGAAGAATGTTATCAAACTTTTCGTCAATGTTGTTCAATATCTTCTGCATAACCGCTTGTAGCTGTGGGTCTGCGTTCTTAAAAGCATCCTGAATAGTGAGAAGTGCATCGCCATCTGGATTTAGTATCGCTTCTCCGGTTGTTTTGCTTACAGCCTTTCCAGTAAGATTAAAGGTATCTACATCAACGTCATTCCACATGGAAACAGTGTTTATAGAATCTTCAAACTTCTTGATGTTCGGCTTTGGTATTTTAGTTCCACCCAATGCGGACTGCGCATCTTGTATCGCCTTTTGATAAACTGCAATCTGATCCTGTCCCGCCTTAGTCCACATTTCTTCGCGCATTTGTTTGAACTCGTTGTATAGTGCGCCAGCTAGCTCTCTGTCTGTTTTTTCTGCTTCCTTTGCTCTGCGCAACAACTCTGCGCCTTCTCTTTGTCTCCATTCGCTGGCTCGCCGTCTTATTTTTGCAAACTCAGCCTCTGCGCTATCCAATATGCGAGAAGCAGAATTTACTTTGTTGTCTAGTTCTTGTCGTTTTGCAACATCAAGTCCGTATCCTATCTTTTGCGCTTCTTCTCGAATAGTATTTCTCCAACCAGATATAACTTCTGACGCTTTTTCAAATGCAGTCTGTGTAGCGATTGTCTTTCTTCCAATGTAGTCTATTTCTTTCCCATCGACAAAATCGGCGGGAATGTCGTATAAATCTTCTACCTCAGACCAATACTTGCTATTTGGGTCAATTACGCCTTCCTGAACTCCGGCATCATCGCCCATCCTTTTAGCATCTGCAAACACATCCATTACGTTTTGCTTTGCCTGTTCTTTTGTTGCAGACGAGCGAATAGCGGCTGTTATATCATCATCCATATTCGCTTCGGCTAACCCTTTTAGATTTTCTGCGTCAATGAAGTCGGATATTGTTCTATTCTCAGCTATGCTAAATAATGTTTCAATTCCCTTATCTACATCTCCGGTATCATAAATAAGACGATTTAGCCTGGTTATTTCTTCTTCTGAAAAACCTGCGTTACGTAACCCACCTTGAATATCTCTGAATATAACCTTAAATTGGTCGTCTATGGCAGACTTAAGCGTTTTGGCTACAATCTGTTTTGCTTGATATTTCTCAACCTTTGTGTTGAACGACCCAAGCCATTTGAATAATTTATTTTGAGCTTCCGTTCCAGGTATGGTGGCTGCTGTACCTCCAAGACCTACTGTTGCCTGAGACGGAGAACCCCACTTAGACAATATTCCGTCTAGTTTTTCTCCTACCAAAAATGGATTGCCACCATCTACAAATATTGTTGTTGCGTTGTTAGCTGCGTTTCTAAACCAGGTAGGAGGATTGGCTGCTATAAAAGCACCAGACATAAATTTATTTATGTCTGCAAGACCAGCCTTGCCAAACAGTATTTTATTTTGAAACAAATCATGCGCCTTTACCGTGCGCTTAATAACATCCGGTATCTGTTCTGGTTGTCCGTTTACCATGAATTTGTTTAGATATTCTGGTATTGGCTTTCCTTCTTTTGTTAGTTTCTCAATCTGCTCTACTGCGTTTACCCTATCAAACATATCAGGGAACATGCTTTTTGTGGCTGTGTATGCTTTCGCGTCTAGGTTTTCAGCAAGATACAACAATGGATCGGCAGAATTTTTTGCATTTTCTATGATTTTGCTTATTTTTCCAATGTTCATTCCCTTGTTTGTTTTTACCATGTTGCGCAGAACAATAGATGTGTTCATTCCGGCTTCTGACAGAATAACTTTTCTCATTGGGCTGCGATGAATAATTGCCATAGCGGTCTGCTTTGCTATATCAGATGCGTCTTTTGACGCTATGGTTATCATTGATTTTAGTATTTCGCCGTAATCGTCAATATCAGAGTGCGCAGTAAAAATCAATGTCATGGTGTCTCGAACATCGTCACCAATAATTGCAACCTTTTTCATTGTTGTGTCTTTGTAGTTTCTAGCCAATTCTCCTAAATCTAATTCGGCTTTTTCAACTCGCTTTGTTGTCGCGGCTACAAGATTGTTAAACGCTTCTTTTATGGCATTTGACTTTGGTGGTTGGATTGAAGATTTTACACCAGCGCCGCCAATAACTCCGGCTTTGACTCGCTCTGTTTTTGCGCCCTGCTCTATTTCAGATAAGTTTTTGCTCCATCTGTAATTTTTCTTTTTCGCTTCCTGCGCAATTTTTCCAAGACGTTTTGCTTCTTCTTCTGCCATAGCAATTTCGTCAGCAGATGCGCCAGCAGACTTCAAAGCCTTTACGTTCTCCTTAGCAACATCAGTTGCTTCTCTTGCCTTCCTGAACTCAACATCAGTAATATCTATATTTTTTCTAGCATCTTGTATTTGAATATCAAAAGGACTTGTCGTATCAACTGTTTTTACAATATCATCTGTGGCAACAGGAACAACGTTGTCTGCGCCCCTAAGAACATCGTCTACTTTTGATAACCCTTTTGCTAATTCGTCTGTTTCTGATAGAGCAAGATGTTGGGCGTTCTTTACTGTCTTTAATGCTTTATTTGCCTTGTTGATTCTATCTACTTCGTTTAGCGGATCAAACAGGATACCAACAATCAACTCAGACCAGGGGTTTTCAAGGTCTTTCCCAATAATAGATGGGTCTGCGCTTGGGTTCTCGCGATACCTGCGGATATATTCAGCCATGATATTCTGTTTCTTGCCAAATACATCAAACGCCAATCTACTTGCGTTCCAAGATTCTTCTAAGGTAATGTCTTTCGGTATTCCAGAGTCAGCAATATTTTTAGATACTTCAAGTGTTGCCGTTCCAATGCCCCTTTCGAGAAGCCAAAACGGAGAGCCAAAAACAGTTGTTACTGCGCTCATTGTGTTTCTGCCAAGAGCCTTTATAAAGTTCTCGACATTTGTTATTGCCATTTGCTTGTCTATTTCTTCTTCGGATGGTTCATAGTTAGTCTTTACTGCTTCGCCATATTTTTCTGCTTCTGCTTGCTGTGATTGCCGAGAAATTATAGACGCTCTGGCAGATGCCTTTGCGTTAGCATAATCGTTATTTGTTCTCCACGCCGAAACAGCAGCCATTTGCAACTGCCACGCTTGAAATTCCTCGAATATAGATTGCCCCTTCTTTTGAGGAACAAATATTGGAACGTTATCTGCGTCATACCCTGTGGCCGTAAGAACAATAGGATCAGAAAAAGGAATATTTAGTTTTACGGTTGGCAACTCTGGTTCTGCAACCGTGTTTTCTGGTATCTGACTTATAGACGTAATAGGCTGTTCTTGCGCAACCGGCTCTGGCAAAGGTATTTTTTTTGATGGTACTTTATACGGCGAACCGGTTACTTCTGCGGTTGGTCTATTTGTTATGATTGATTCTCGTTCTTTGTCTGTCTTTTGCCACAATGGCTGCGCATAAGCCACGCCATAATTTTTTACATTCAGCGTTTTTATCAATTCGCGATTAATCTGATCCGTAACCTTACCGCCAAATTGCTGTATAACAGACTGATACAGTTCTTCGGTTGGATTTAAAGCCGGTTTCTTTTCGTCAGGCATTATATTCTCCAATAGCCGTTTTCTATCTCGTTACCTGGTAGCCAATTCTCCTGCGCTACTTCCACCTTTTTTGCGCCACGCAGTTTACCTTTCGGCGTTTTTATCTTCATGCGGTCTTTCCAACCCTTACCGTAAATAGCTCGCATCTGCGCACCCGTCATTGACCCCTCAGCCCATTGTTGCACATAGGTTTTTTGTTTAGGCTGTGAAGCGGAAGATTGTTTTTGCGCCTGTTCTATGGCTAGGTTTATGGTGCTACTCAGGTCAAGCATACCAATGTCCTGCGTTCCTCTTGTCAGAATAGAACCTGCTTGCATCGGCGTGGTTGATTTATTCATGTAGTTATATTGTCCGTAAGGATTCTTCGGCGCGTGGAATGAGTATTGGTATTGGCTGTACGGATTAGGTGTTTTAGATAACGTGGGTGCGTACTGATACTGCCCGTAAGGATTATTCGGGGCTTCGTAGCCAGTTTCTAAAACCATGCCAGGTTTAGGGTTGCTGATACCTGGATTGTCCTCTTTGATTTTCGGGTACTTCTTTCCCAAACTCGCCCAACTGTCGCCCTGTCTGACCCTGTATGCCATAGTTTCTATCTCCATAGAAATGCTTGTAAAAAGTTTGCATTATTTCATCGACATTTTCTTGCGCTTCAACGCGCATTATGTCAAGTTCTCTTTCGCTAAACATTGAACTCCTCCCCCGCCCTGCTCACGCCCAACTGAAATTCCCTTGTCTGGTACGGATTGGCTAACGCTGGCGGTTCTCCACCTTCGCCAACACTAAATCCTTCGCCTGTATTCGTACCCTGCATATTGAAGTCCTGCGTCATGGGTGCCTGCTGTTGCTGCGCCATTTCCTGTTGCTGCGCCATCTGCGCCTGTTGTGCCTGTTGCTGAATGGCAATCATCATTTGCTGTACTTTCGCCTGCGCTTCACCCATAATAACGGTCTTTTCAGCTTCAAACAGGGTATTCTCTAACTGTTCCAGCTTCCATTGTCGCATAGCCTGTCGCGGGTCGTTCACGCCAATATCTTCCAGCGCATTTTCAAGCGGGTAATTCAGCGTAGTAACTGCTGCGGATGCGGCATTTATCTTCTGTTGCTTATCCAAAGGCAGTTCCGGTTCTAATTCTACGGTAATGCTCACGCTTTTCGGGTCAAAGTAGGCGGGATCTAAAATGTATTCCTGCCCTGAATCCGTTGTGCCGAGTTCATCCATCTTCTTGCCGTCACCATAAAGCAGTAACGGTTCTTTTGAGTAGCTTACCCACTCTACCATCCTCGTCAGAATGTCTGAAAGTGCCTGTTCCGCTAACATTTTGTGCGGTCTTATCATACTAGATGCTACGCCAAGAACGGAGTTTATCGCCGCAAAAGCTGTGTTGGCTGGCATTTGTGCGTCTTGCAGGATTCTCGCAACGGAACTTCGGTTCATTCTATCCGCAATCCGGTCTGCGATTTCAAATTTAGCTGCATCGAGCGGAGCGGGTGGTATGGGTGTGTATTCCTGACCTGGACCTACAACAATATCATTACCCATTTTGGTGAAGTCTTGCTCAATCTGGTCTGCATTTACGCCCTTCTTAATGCCTCTTGGGTTGGCTGCCCGCCAAATTACATCGGATACGCCAAGCGTTTCCACAATGTTCTGTGTTTCCCATTGTCCTGAAAGCACAACGGATGCCAATAGTGGTTCGTATGCGTATTGTGATTCCTCGTCTACATTCGTGCCGCCCGCTCTGGCAATCCAATCTCCCATAAATGGCAGGTCGTGTTTGTGACACATGATTTCTATGGGGTCTTTGAATCCCTCCACCCAAACAATTCTCTCATCGAACAACGTCATGTCAAAGACCGTATACGACTTGAATAAGTCCTCTGCCTTTGTCTTATCATATAAACCTTTGAAGCTGTCTGCTCCCCAATGTTCTATGATTTTCCCCAGCTTTTGACGGGATTCATACAGAACACCAGTCATACCGTAGTCCGAGCGCATGATGTGTACCTGCTGTGGGTCGCGGAATTTTACGATAAACGGACCTTTTCGCATCGCAAATTCCCAATGCTTCACGTCACCGCCCAGGTTATAGTCCTCAGATATTTTCTTCTGGTAAGGAATGTAGATAATCTGTGCTGCAACCATGTCGTATTTACACGCCATCTTGACTGCATCACGCTGAATAGATACCTCGTTCCTGTCAGAAGTATTTTTTAGCAGGATTTCCAACATTCTTTCGTTGATGTTCGCCTGTTTCTTTGTGGCTTCGTTATTGGCTTCTGGTCGCCACTTAATACGCGGGAATGTTCCTGCCAGTGTACGGGTGGCTGTTCTAATAGCATCCCTGCCGTCTGGTGAAACAACCTTGTGGATGCCGTCTATGGTTGCCATAGCTGCGGGCAAATCCCACTTTACCTTATCCAGCGCATCTATTTTGCGAAAGAACTCATCTCTCGACCTGTCCGATGCAAGCATTTCGTCTTTCAACTGGCGGTAGTATTTCAAATCATTACTGGCTTTTTCCATTATCTTCTCCCTAATGATGCGAATGGGTTATCTCTACTAAAATCAAGATTTTTCCTCAATGTGTCTGCTGATTTTGGAATTACAAGGGCATCCATAACGGCTGTCAAAGCCCAAAATACAGAATCCATAGCGTCATCGTGATTACAATTAGGGAATTGTCTCAATTCCCGTCTCAACTCATCCAGAAAAGGCGAACTGGCATCGCTTACCCGCACTCTGCCTGTGGCAAACATGGGCGCCATTCGTCTCAAACGGATTGTTTTATTCTCACCCTTCGTTGACGAAGGGGTTATCTTCAAATTAGGCTTTGTCATCCAGATACTTTGCAGAAATTCTGTGCCTTTTCCGTCTGACTCTACCACCGTATTCAGCCAACCAGGAAACATCTCTTGCGCTTTCTCTACATAGTAAAGCGCATCAAGCAGGGTTGCTTTTTCCAGTACGCCATCTACAACAACAACACCGCCTTCCGGTATCTTTGCCACATAAGCCAGCGCATAATAGTCCGAATCTGTTTTTGCACCGCTTATGTTCTTCAATGACGATGCGTAATCCGCTCCACCAGCCATCACCCAATCAAATTTTATAAGATGTGATGGGAAATCGTACCACTTGAACTCACGGCTATCCGTTTTAGTCAGGTCAAGGGCAAACATTCTCGCAAAATCAACTGGTCCGTTCAACTCAAATTGATCTTCCAGGAAACGCATACCCCGTTCTTTTTTCCACGTCAGCTTTATCTTCTTATTGAGTGGCTTGAATGTATCACCTTCCTCATCTTCCACGTAAGCGGGTGTCTTGACGTGCATAAAAAGACTGGATTTACTCAATTCAACGATGGGATCATCTTCCCGCCAGGGGGTGAATACAAGTATTACCCATGTTTCAGGCACAATAGCGGGGAAAATGTTTGCGTTCATCACCTTTTTGGTGTCCTGCATAATCCTATCCGAACTGGTCGTCTTTTGGTCTAAAATATCATCAATAACCAGAACTCCGGTTGGTCTTTTACCGATAATACTGTGGCTTCCATACCCAAGTCCGATAAAAGTAGGGTCTTTACGGGTGGCGTTCTTTGCGTTCCACTCATCCGGCGGAACAGAAGTATCTTTTACGTTATACCCATCGTTACTCCACCCTCTCTCTTTATCTGGAACGACATTTGGAAACGCCATTTTCCAACCAGGATTGTACTCAATGATATTTGCCATCTGCCCTGTGTTGTCTTTTGCTATATCATCTCCAACCTGAATAAGCAGATTGGATTTATGCGGTTCAAGACCAATCCTGAACAGCGTAAAAGCGATAGTCAGCACAGTTGTCTTTGCCAGACCACGAGCGGCTTCGGCTGCAAGATGCTTTTGTTCTTCCCTAGCCTTATACAGCGTGTCAATCCATCCTCTTGCGAATTTAGTAAGTCGCATACCAGGATAAATCAACTGAAAAAAGGCGGAGAAACCATCGGGTGAATCATCCTTCGCCAACACAGATAACGCCATACGCTCAACTTGCAATTCTTCGGGCGTAATTAAAGTGTCCAAAACACCTCCATATATTCATTATACACCAATCAATACAAAGGCTATACATTGATATATA